GTACTACTAAAATATTTAATTCATCTATTTTAGATTTAGGTGCTTTAATTTTCTTAAATAATGTAAGTAGAGTCTTACCCTTAGCACCACATACCCAACAATGCCAGAAATTTTCTTTCTTTTCTGTTGTGCGTAGGCTAATTTCCATTTTATTTTTATGGTGAGTACAAAATGGACATTTAAAAGCGTAGTTGCCTTTACTAGTTGATTGGCCCTTACCTAACACCGATTCAGTTAGAAATAATAAAGCTGTATTATCCATAACCTCAAATATACGATTTTACTCTGACCCTAACAAATCTTTTCTATAAAATTTACCTAGTATGTTGTCGTTCATGTATCTATCGTCTTCTAAAACATTGTACTGGAATAGATATTTGGTTTCCCAATATGTTAGTTCCTTTTTATTTTTACATAACATTAACACGTAACGTTTCATTTCGTCTTTTGGAAGTGATTTTACTTCAGTGTTTGAGCCGTAGTAAGTTTTCCAATCGCTTTCTTTAACTACTGTTTTTTTAGATGGTCTTTTACCTCTAGTAACAGGAATTTCAGCTAATTCTTTCTTACCTAATTTTTTTGTTTGGGTGTGTTGGAATGCTTTTTTACCAATGTATGTACGGCCTGTTTTATTATGAACTGTCATATAGACATAACCATAATATTCAGTAATATCAAATGTGGTATCTTTAATCATATCCTCTACCTCAGTAGCAGGACCTAAAACTTGAAACATAACTATAATTTTATTTTAAACGTCGTACTTAACGACAAATGTCATATCCGTATCTGGAGATATAAGAATTGATTTGCCAAATTTGGCTACAGCTAACAATTCATTATTATCATTATATAAACCTATTGTTGTGGCATATGGATTAAAACTAGAACCAGTAGCAAAATCTCTTACATTACCACCAATATAACTGCCTGTTACAATAGTTGGATTGTAAGATAAATTAAAATCACTTTCATTAACAAGACAACGTACCTCATTTTCTTGAAGTATATGTTCGTTTTTAAAAGATAAACTAAATGATCCAGTATATGCCATAATTTATTTTATTTTACAATCCACAAGCTGTTAAACAGTTAGCATTTGAAGGTTGTCCATCTAGATTAATATCGTAGGTTGGTTGTGGGTCAAGGAGAATTTGAGTTTGGAATGTAAATGAACCTACTTTATAATAAATACCAAGTACTGATAATTCAGTGCTTGATCTACCTACTGCACCAGGGAATACTTCATTACAACTGGCATTACAATCAAATTTCTTAAGTGAATAGTAATAATAAGTAGGAGTTGGTGTTGGAGTTGGTGTTGGAGTTGGTGTTGGAGTTGGTGTTGGAGTTGGTGTTGGAGTTGGGGTTGGTGTAGGTGGAGGTGGTGTTGGTGTAGGAGTTGGAGTTGGAGTTGGAGTTGGTGGTGGTGGTGTAGGGGTTGGGGTAGGAGTAGGGGTTGGGGTTGGGGTTGGGGTTGGGGTTGGGGTTGGGGTTGGAGTTGGGGTAGGAGTAGGTGTTGGGGTTGGGGTTGGTGTTGGAGTTGGAGTAACAGTTGGGGTTGGTGTAGGTGTTGCAAATAAATTTATTTTTTCAACACTGCAACAACAATCATTATTTGTATTTACTATTATTATTTCTTCTATAGCTCTATCTACACGATATGTCTTACCAGCTGCTAAACTACCAGACGTTACGTTTTCTTCAAGTAAATTATCACTTAGTATAGATGAATGATATATACTAAAGGGACCTGAAGTTGTACCTGAGGTGGATCTTACTGTTATTTGTTTCTTAGCCATTTATTATAAATATTTTAACAAGTACTCATGTTAGAAGATGAGGCAGGATTAGTAATTGAACTATCAGCCCAAGTAAATGTTACATTGGCACCAGCCGTATTGTTATCAGTCTTAACTAAGGTAAAGTTATAAGTTCCTGGAGATAATGTTATATATCCACTTGTAGTTCCACCAGTACTAGTATATCCTTGTTGGCCAGAACCTGTAATAGTGAATGAACCATCTGCTGTTATGCTATTAACTGCCATGCTAAAGATAGCAGTACCTGAACTTACCCCACCAGTAAAGTATGTAGCCCAAACATTAACAGAGCCTCCGGATACTGTTATAGTACCATTAGCAGTTGTCCCACCGCCTCCAGAAACAGGTACTGTACCAAATGTAGTTATACGACATGCACTTGTTGATATTGGTGTTGGTGTTGGTGTTGGTGTTGCAGGAATAGGTGTTGGTGTTGGAGTAGGAGTTGGTGTTGCAGGAATAGGTGTTGGTGTAGGAGTAGGGGTTGGTGTAGGAGTAGGTGTTGGTGTAGGAGTAGGCGTTGGTGTTGGCGTCGGAGTTGGTGTTGGAACAGGAAAAGTAAATGTTTGAGCATCACAACAACAATCAGGGTCATCACTTTTTACAATTAAAGAAATAGCATTATCTGGAATATTACTAATAGTAAAACTAGATAATAAACTACTTTGAGCAATACTTCCGCTAAGCAAATTACTAGGCTTAATTTGATCATAATACACACTGTAAGTACTTGTACTTAAAGGTGCTTCAGCCCCCGTAGCTGGTATTATATATATGTTGTATGAAAATGCCATTTGTTATTTTAAGCGTTTAATACAGCTAATACTTCTGCTTTATTCAATGTAAATTCTTCTTCTGTGGATTCCACAAATCCATCACTACTAAGTTTATTAAATATGTGATTATATAAAGCTTCATTTTCAATTTTTGCCATTCTTTTATGAACAGCACCATTAAAAAGTTCAATTGCTATAAAATTATCACTATCAAAACTTCTGTATACAGGACTGGATCCTGTTGTTAATTTAAAATGTATCATATTATATTATTTTTAAAAATCTTGTGGTACTTGATTACATTCTGAGTTACAAATTGCTTGGCTTGCATATATTCCTCCTGGATCTGAAATACATCCAAAGGTTGGATCACAAGTATAATTTCCAGGTGGAGGAGGAGGTGGAGGAGGTGGGGTATATCCACAGTCTTCAACTTGGCAACTACCTCCTATATAAACACCATCATCAAGATCTAAATCATATCCACTTCCAACAGTACTTCCTATAATAGTATAACAAACTCCATATACCTTCCATACTCCACTAGCATTAGCTGTTGTACTTCTAGCTGTATCTCCTGTAGTTGATTGGAAGCAGGTACCGTAAGTGTAATAGTAATAAACTACTGTTGGTGTAGGTGTTGGTGTTGGTGTAGGAGTTGGTGTTGGAGTTGGTGTAGGTGTAGGTGTTGGTGTTGGAGTTGGTGTTGGTGTTGGTGTAGGTGTTGGTGTTGGTGGTATAGGAGTTGGAGTTGGTGTAGGTGTTGGAGTTGGAGTTGGTGTTGGAGTAGGTGTTGGAGTAGGTGTTGGAGTTGGTGTAGGACAAATAGCAGTATCTAATCCTTGACCAAATGCACTTATTTCTACAGCAGTTACACCATTACTATACCATCTAGGTTCTCCACTAGTAGCTCCATTAAATGGTGTTAATGGTGAAGTTGGATTATTAATATCTCCTGTGTAGTAAACACTTGCATTTTCAAACTCACCATCATAAGTCCATAAATAAATTGTCTTATTTGTTACACAAGCAAGTTCAGCACTTAATCTACCTATACCACCGTTTGTAAGGTATTTGTATGTTGGAAGTGGAGTTGGAGTTGGTGTAGGGGTTGGTGTAGGTGTTGGAGTAGGTGTTGGTGTTGGAGTAGGTGTTGGTGTTGGCGTTGGCGTTGGAGTAGGTGTAGGGGTTGGAGCAGTATTATTACATGTTTTACATGCACCGCTTCTTGCTACAAAGTTATTAATACCGCTGTGGAATACTAAAACGTAATTACCATCATACGCTAACCAATAATTTGTGGTTGCTAATGAGGTGAATGTGCTGCTTGTATATGTGGCACTTTCGCAGAATGTTAAAGCACTTAACTGAACTGGAACATTTGTTCCACCATCACAAGCTAAGTAGCCAGATGGTTCAGAGGTAAATAATTTTGCACTAACTACTGGTGGCGTAGGTGTAGGTGTTGGGGTTGGAGTAGGTGTTGGGGTTGGAGTAGGTGTTGGTGTTGGTGTTGGAGTAGGGGTTGGAGCTGTTGGAGTAGGTGTAGGAGTTGGGGTTGGTACTGGAGTTGGAGTTGGTGTTGGTGTTGGTGCAGTATTATTACATATTTTACAAGAATCAGCTCTTGTTGCAGTATTTTCACTACCAGCATGGAATATTTTTACATAATTTCCGTCATATGCTAACCAATAATTTGTTGTTCCTAATGAAGTAAAGTAGTTGCTAGTGTATGTATTACTTTCGCAGAGGGTCAAAGCACTTAATTGAACTGATATTATTGTTCCTCCATCACAAGCTAAATAACCTGAAGGTTCTGTTGTAAAGAAGTATGCACTAATTACAGGTGGTGTAGGAGTTGGAGTTGGTGTTGGTGTCGGAGTTGGAGTTGGAGTTGGTGTTGGTGTAGGTGTTGGTGTTGGACATGCGGTACAAGAATTAACTGTTGCTGCGTTGTTTTGGGTTCCATTTCTTAAGAATGTTCTACTATCTGTTCCGTTGCTAACATAAAATTCTTGATTAGTTGTCATATCAGCAAATACATTACCAAAAGGATCTGAAGATAATCCTGTAATTGAAGTAGCATCACATAATGTAGTACCCATAATAGATATAGTAACATTATTATATTCACCACCAGCACAAGCTGTTGCTTCATCTATTAAGCTAACATATCCGGCAACAGGAACTGGTGTTGGAGTAGGTGTAGGGGTTGGAGTTGGAGTTGGTGTTGGTGTCGGAGTTGGAGTTGGAGTTGGAGTTGGTATAACAGGATTACAATTAACAAATGATCCTGTTAAATAAGTTACCTTATTATTTGGATTAGGTGAATCAATAGAATCAATTACAACATTAGAAACAGTTGTATCTTTAGTTATTGCTGGAGATGGATATGGAATATATGTTGTTCCGTTTGCAGATGCTGTTGCTTCAAAAGTAGCTAATAAAGTACCTCCGTTATATGCTTTTAAAGTCATATTAACAGGGTAATACAATGATGATGAAGCAGACCCGCTCGCACCGCTTATGTCAACTCCATAAGGTGATCCTAAAGAATAATCTGTATAACAAACTTCAGTTAAGTTAATAGATACTGATATTGGTGAACTGTATTGGAATACAGGGTATTTGTTATCTGGTACTTCAAAAGATTTAAAAGCAATATACCATCCAGGAGCAGCATCATTAATGCTTGCAGTAGTAAAGTTAGTTGCAAATGTAAAGAATGAAGAACTATCTTGAGATAAAAATCCTGATTTTAATGAGGAAGTATTATATAATGAATTTAAATCTGTTCTTTGATTAAAAACATAGTTAGAATCTTCTGCTAAAGTATAATAATCTACATCATTATAATAATACCAATCACTAGTATAGTTTTGGTATGATGTTTGAACAGGATGTGAAGCCGCATTTACAAGAGAAGTTGCTGTGGTTGAGTTAGAAAGAGACATTGTTAAAATATCTACTACAGACCCACTTAATGTTCTAAAGAAAGTTCTATAAGCATTATGTCCATTATAAGATTCAGTTATAGCATAATAACCATTAAATACTTTTTGATCACCATTACCATCATAATATAATGCTTTACCTGTAGTTAATCCTAATGTATTAGTATTATTAAAGAAACAAGTACTATAGTTAGGATAATTTTCTACTTTTATCTCATGAGTGAAAGTAGTTCCGTAACTACCTAAACCTACTATAGTTTGTCCAAAACTTCCTGAGTTTACATAAGATGATGTTAAATTATATAATAATGAAGTCGCTTGGTTATCTGCATCTTCTTGTGAAGTATAACTTATTACAGCTCCAGCAGGTATAGAAACGTCTATCACTGATGGAAAATCTAATAAATCACCTACTTTATTAGGAATAACATTAGTAGATTTAGCAGTACTTTTAAAAACCCCCGTACTACTTACAGTATAATCAGGTTTACCAGAAGTATAAGGTAATATTAATAACTTTGTAAGATCTGTAACTAAAGTTGGTTGATCTGGAACTACAGATACAGCTGTACCAAAAGTAAGAGGATCTTGATTAATAATAGCATTAAATGTTTGAGCTACTTCTTTATTTTGGACTGTATTATAATCTTTTTGATTATAAAAATACATACCATCACACAGATGTTCTGAAAGGTAGTTTGTAAGACCTGCATTAGTATATACTCTAGTTCCGTTATTTATATAAGGAGTATTAGTATATCTATAACCAAATTTATTAGATGGTTCTTTAAAAGTTTGTCTTTGATCTTTAGTTAAAATTATTATTATATTAACAACAGCAAAAACAAAAAGGGCAAATCCAATAAAACTTAGAATAGCAGCAGAAGCAGGTGCTCCTGAAAGAGCTGTGTTTACAGCAAAGTCTCCTCTTGAAAGAGCGTCACGTAAAATACTAAAAATTTCTTTAACAAGAGTTGTATTAAACGCGGCAGGTGTTTTTAATCTTATTAAAGCAGCTCCGACACCCTCTGCAGCTTGTAAAAAACTACCAATAGCAACTCCTAATCCTACCCCCCCTGCAAATACAGAAACATAAAATTTTGCTACTTGGCTTGCTTGTTCTGCTTCTCCAAATTCACCCCACCCAAGAGCTGGGTTTCCAAATACAAGACCATCAGTTAATTTTAAAGTAGCATGATTAAATCCTGCTATATAACGATTTATCTGGTTAGAATAGTCATACGCAGTAAAAAATTGAGCAGCTTTTTGTTGATCAGTACTGCTATATCCCATGTAGTATCTATAACTAGATGGTTGGGTTACAGAAGATTTTGCAAGTACTTGAGTAATCTGATTTACTTTGCTTATAGTAGGAAATACAAAAGCTTCACTAAATTTTAGGCTACCTGAAGTGGTTTCCCAAGATTTAGGTCCTTCTTGTCTATCGTATATGTGTGTTTTACCAAATAACCAATATCTTACGATTTCGTAAAATTTGTTAATACCATAAGATCTTTCTAATTCAGTTCCTATTTTATAAATTGAATCACCAAGATTATAATAATATGGATAAGCATATTGTGAAAGTTGAGGTGTACTAAATATATTATTTGTACCTGCAGTCCATGAACCTGAAGGAGTAACTGAATATAAATAAGTTGTTAATGTTGAGCTATTAGCAGCGTCGTATGGTGAGTATACGTGCATTCCTGCTAAGTATTTATATATTGGTGTGGTACATTCAAACTGTATCTCTACACTTACATTCGAAGTAATCACTCCACCTTTTTTAGCTAAACATACATTCATATTAAAGAATGGGCTTAGTACACTTCCATAGTTTACTATAGCATATATTCTATTAGTACCACTATTTAATTTAATAAATTGACCAGGAAGCAATGGTGTAAATAAACCATTTAAACTTTTAGCATATGGAGTTAAAGCAGAATTTGGAAAAGTAATACTAGCTAAATTAACGTTACTTAATCCAGTAACTATAATATCTAAGGTAACATAACCATATGTTGTATTACCTAAATTTATATTTCTATTTTTAGTAGCCCATTTTACATTAGTAGTAGAACCAAAAGCAGTAGTAACATACTCCGCCCCTGTTTGACTATTAGAAGTAAAATCATTTGGAGTAAATGTTAATGTTGTTGTATTACTAAGAGGCATTATTCAATTATTTTATATAAATATTTTAAGGAGAAGGACAATTTGCTATAGTACCATCACAGAATCCTATAAGAGTCTTAGACGCACCACTAATATAATAGACTGGATTTAAAGATCCACTTACTTTATAGTATCCTGTTGTTGGGTTAGTTGATAATGCACTATTACTATACCATGATGCACTATAGAATCCACTAGAAGATACAATACTCGTATTCATGTATAATGTAGTTGGAGTTAAACATGCTTCACAATTTGCCGTTTCTAATGGATCTGAAGTATAATAACAGAATGAAGCTGACATTATTGGTTTATCAATTATAGCATACATTACACTTCCTGGAGATGTTAAGTAAGTTGAGAAGTATGCTGATGATGAAATAATAGCATTTTTACTACCTGAAATTGTGCTCCATCCTAGGAATGTAGATCCATCAGTTCCAGTACAACCCATATTAATAATATCACCATATGAACCGGTTGCGGTGTATGGAGAATTAACATTTATAGCTGGGTTTTGTAGGGTATATATATATCTTGTAAGCTGACCTGTTGCTGCTGGGCTTAATTTATCTATAATAAAATTCATGCTTAATTGCATACAAT